GATCATGTCTCTAATTTCATCAATCATATTTATCTCCTATGAATGTTCTAATATAAGATATTATCTACCTTGTCTATTATATTTCTTGTAGCTTCTTTTTTCGGATTTGTTAAGGTTTTTTTTGTGCCTTCTTGGTCTTTTAGGTGGTTTGTCTCTGGGTACAAAGTGTACAAATTTAATACGAGCCATTATATTTCTTTTCCCATATTTGTTTTTGAGTTAATCCTACCTCATCTTTTTTTTGTTTTGATTCACTAATTTCAGATAGATTAATAACTTCAACTAAAGAGTACCTATATATTTTTTGTTTTTCATTATTCCATTGAAAATGTAATAGATGTTTAGGTTTACTATAATTTATTAAAAGACGTGGATCAAATGCTCTTAATGTCATTTTTTAAATTTTTTGTTACTTAATAAATTAGTAACAGATATTCCATAGTTACCACCAACTACTATAAAAATTAAATATAAATATACTTCTGGAATATTCTTTAGCTGTTCAAAATAAAACTCTACTTTTTTTAACATAACCATGTCGCCATAGAATGTAGCATAAGCGAGTATGCCAAGTGGTGCTAGTATGAACGCACCTAATACTAAATCTAAAATTAATGAGCCATTTCTTTTAGCTCTCTCGTTACCAGTTTGCATCTCTTGTAAAGCTATCTGGTGTTTACGTTCACTTTTCTCTGCTCGTTTAGTCATAAAACTTCCTACAGCTTTAGATCCTATTTTAAATAATAAATTGTATGGCAGCATATTAATCTTTTTTATCTTCTTCTAATTGTTTAATTTTAGATAAAGCATCATCTAAATCTTTAGTACAAAACTCTAGTTTTTGCAAACACCTTTTGTTTGCAGCATCTTTAGATTTACCTGCATCTTCAAGCTCTGCTATCTGACCTTTTAATATTCTAACTTGATCTTTATATTCATTAATAATGTCTAGCGAATTATCACTTTGCATATATAATTTTTACCTTTAGTTTGATTTGTTCTTTGGTTCTTCCTCTTGAGATGAGTGAGCCAATTCTTTTTCTTCTATAGCCATCCTTTGCTGTGTAGTCTGACTTTCTATAATTTTTTGATTTAACATCATAACCAGTATACTCACCTGTAGTCATATTTAAAGTAACAATATCTACAGGACCAAGACCACCAAGAGGTATAAATACAAGTATATTTGGGTCTTTTGCTAATTCAATCTGTGCTTTCATTTCGCTTATTAGACCAGTAGTTGCCTTTTTTCTTCTAGCCATAAAGACCTTAAAGTTAAAGTTTTTGAAATAATATAACTATAATTGTAAACATACCACCTATTAATGCTGTCATAGCATAATACATATGTTTTTCTATTCTTGTAATTTGATTTTCTAGCTGTTTCATTCTATCGTGAGTTTGTTTCTGCATAATACGACAAAGTTTTTCGTGTGATTCTATTCTCTCTATTGCAGAATTTTTAGGCATTATATTGTTTTATCTTGTACGCAAGAATATTGTGTTGATAATTGAAGTTCATTTATTGTGTTATTATCCATAGTTTCTAAATATTTTATACTTGTATCTAAAGCAACTATTGCACATTCTTTCCATGTGTCAAATGTTTTACTATAAATAATTGGTTGTTTACATTCTCCTGTAACAAATGAACATACTGAAAGTATAAGAATAAATTTCATAATTAATAATATTTAAGGGATGAATAAGGTGGTGCTTACTCATCCCATTTTTTTATTATCATCTTTTAAACCAACTAGGAAGTCCTAAATGTGGTCTACAATCAAAAAGATTTTCATTTGATTTAGGTGTTTTTTTATTATTGTAGTGTAAAAATACTTGTATACATTCTTTACCTTTAAATTTATTTCTCCAATGTTCTAACTCACATCCTCTGTAAACCAACATATCACCGGGATTTAAAGAAACTTTTATACCTTTCATTTCTTGTTTGCCAGAAGGCTCAAGATATATATTCCATTTGTCTCCACCAAGATTCATAGTCGTAGATATTTCACAACTAAATCTATCTTTGTGTCTTTTCAATTCATCACCTTTTTTATATATTCTTGCGTAAGTATAAGAGGGTTGTAATTTTAATCCTGTTACTTTTTCCATTTTAGTTTGACATTTTAACATTAAAGTTTCCATAGCTATATTAGAATACTGACTATATGTTTCTGGTATTTGTTCGTCTTTACCTTCATAATAACCTAATATTGTTTCAAAAGGTGATATATATCTTTCTTGTTTACAGGTATCATAAACTTGTTTTTGCATTAAAAAATAATTAGCAAGAAATGTAGCAAGGTCTTTTGATATGGCTTGTTTAATAACTGCGTATTTATTTTTTTTAAACATCTTTAACCATTTCTTTTGGTACAGCTTGTATATTCCAATGTATAAATCTAAATGGTTCTAAACCAAAATCTACCGCATATTCATGTTCTAAAAATCCCGGAAATATAATTAAAGTTCCCGGTGTAGGTCTAAAATTTATTAATTCTGATCCACCCATTACACGATCAATATCTTTTAATTTTAATTTAGTTGCTCTTGCACCTGTTCTTGGTTCGTGAAAAATAGGATAAGAAGTTTTATCACTACATTTTAAAAAATAAAATCCCGATACATGTTGATTCCAATGTACATGAGCTGAATGATGTCCACCACCTTTTTTAGAAAATTCTTGTACCCATAACTCACTAAAAATAGTTGTATATAAATTCATATCATAACCTTGATGATCTAAATATTCCCAAGATTTTTGACCAATGTAATTTCTAAAATCTAAAAAATCATTATCATTTATTAATGGAGTAGAATGATGTGATGTACCAAAATCTCCAAATTTTTTTATGTGTTCTTTGTTTCTTTTTCTAGCTTGATTAACATATTTATTAGTAGCTTTAGTTAATGATTTTAAAAACTCTGGTTTTTGTTCTGACCAAATAGCTGTGTTAAAGTAATTATTTATATACATATTATTTAAATGGTTTTCCTAAATGCCAGACAACAAGACTATATCTTGTACCAGCAGTTACTGGTTTAACTCTATGCCATACAAAAGAAGGAAAAACAATAATAGAACCTTTAGATAATATTTCTTTTGCTTTTTTTAAATGTTTGCTTTCATCTCTCATGTGTGGATCGTAGTTTCTAAAATCAAATTCTAATTCACCACCTTGATATTCTGAGCCATCTGTTAATTGACAAGTCATAGATAATTTTCTTATCTTACCATGATCGGGTGTGTTTGGTTTATCATAAGGTTTATCCCAACTGTCGCAATGCCAATCGTAGTATTGGTTGTGTTTATATTTTGTAAACTGACAAGATTCTGATCTATCCCAATCAAAATTCCAACCAGCATTTTTATTAGCTTTATGAACGTATGGATGTATTTCTTTATAAATCCAAGAATCATTAAGCCATACTAAATCAGAATTTCTTTTTCTTTTTAAATCTAATATTTCTTTTTTTTTTAATTTTTTATTATCATAACCACCAGTTCTTGCCATAACTTCTTTTTGTTGATTAGCATAAGCTATTACATCATTACAAAATCTAGGTGTTAATGCTGATTTAAAATGCCAATAATAATTATATATATTCATAAGTTATTGTTTGTATAAAATTTAATGAATCTTTTTGATTGTTAGTTAAATAATACATACAAGTAGATGGAAAAATTATAAATTTATTATTAGTTAATTCTATATCCCAACTTCTTCCTTTACGTCTATTATCTTCATAATGTATTTTTATCATACACTTATTAACTTTTGCTCCATATAAGCAAGTATAATCTGGTGAGTTTTTTAAATCTACAGGATCTATATTTAATAAAGGAATTGTTATTTCGTTAGGTTTATAACTATTTCCCCATGTTTTTTTATTAATTAAATTAATATTATATTCTACACGAACATGATCTGTTATATAAGTATTAAGCATATCCCAAGTTTTTGAGAATGGAAAATTTTTATTATGTATTTTTGATTGTAAAGTATCAGTAGATAATTTATTTGTGTCTATTTCAAAACCTTTAGGCATTAAAACATCACCATAAATTAAATGTATTTCTGATAAAATTTTTTTATTTATGCCACCACCCATAAAAAATTATGTTATTGAATTTGTTATATCCCAACTTTGGTTGTCTTCATTCCAATAATAATACCATAAATGTGTTCCTGCATTATTTTGTAATTGTTGTTCTTCAGTTAATGTTGGTGCATAGCCAATAGGTGATTTCCAAGATGCTGTATCAATATCTTTAACCCATGAAGAATAAATTTTTGGTGGAAAAAACATATTGTTATCTTCATCCCAAGTATAACCTATTCCTGCATAGTTTCCTCTAAATGCTTTTGATTGATCGTCAGCAAGTGTATTGTCTTGATTATAATATTTATTATTTTTTGTATTGTAAGAAGTTTGAATCCACATTTCTGCTGTCCAATTATTATGCTGTTGTAAATATTGTTGTCCAACTGTTTCATCTTCAATACCATCAGCATTAAGCATATCTTTATTATCTAAAGTTAATACTTGAAGAACTTTTCCATTTAAACCTATTTTTGCAAAATGTGCCATAATTTACCTATTGAAACTTATATCTTATCATTACTATTCCTCCAGCACCATTACCACCAACTCCTGTAGAATATCTTGTACCACCACCACCACCACTACCTGTGTTAGCTGAACCATTACCTCCATTAGTTGCTGGACTATTGTTTGCACCTACTCCACCACCACCTGCACCACCAGAAGCTGCACCTGCTGTGTTTGAAGCACCACCTCCTCCTCCGGCTCTTGCTGTTGGAGTTGCGTTTATACTTGATGTTGCACCTGCTCCACCTGCTCCACCAGTTTCTGGATCACTTCTATTAGCACCTACTGCTGTAGCACCACCTCCGCCACCACCAGAGTTGTTTCCTGATCCCGGACCAAAACCACCATTATTTCCTTGAGGTGGACTAACTGGAGGAGTATTTCCAGAACCACCTGCACTTGGTGAAGAACCATCATGACCTCCACCGCCACCAGAACCACCATCACCAGCAGCTCCACATGAACTTCTACAACCACCACCACCAGATCCACCACCTGCTGATGTAATACCTAATGCACTTGAATTAACTCCTGCAACTCCTTTAGTTACATTAGAACCATTACCACAACCACTACAACCAACTTTACCCGGTCCACCACCACCAACTACAATAGGATAACCTTGTGCTGTAACAGTTACAGATGTAGCTACTGCTAATGGAGAAGCTGTCCAACAACCAGAAACAGGAGCAGTTTTAGATTCTCTATAACCTCCTGCACCGCCACCGCCACCACAAAATCCACCACTATAACCTATTCCACCACCAGCACCTCCAGCGATAACTAAATAATCTACTTTATTATTACCCGATGCATTTCCTGCAGAACAAACTGTAAATGTTCCCGGACCTGTAAATGTATGAACTTTAAAATTTGTACAAACAGTTGCAACTGAATTTCCACCAGATGCTGATACAAATGCTGGAGCTTCTCCTGCTTTATTAAATTCATTGTCTAAAATTGATCTCCAACCAACTGTTGAATCTATATAAATAAAAGTTACACCTCTTCCTTCAGTGTTTAGTGTAATTGCTTCACCAGCATCACCACCATTAATTTTTTCCGAACCATTTGGATCAACTGTTAAATTAACTGTATCAAATGTATTGTTATAATCTTGTATAGCTACTATTGCTCCAGCACTTCCTGCTGGTAAATCTACTTCAAATGTTCCACCTGCTGTATTACAAAAATATCCTTCACCTGCAGTTGCTGTAAATGTAGCTGTTTTAATACTTCCTGTTTGCCAACTTACACCATCTGCTCCCGATACAGCAGCAAAACTTAAATTACCAGAACCATCTGTTTTTAAAAATTGATTTGCTGAACCATCTGCTGCTGGAAAAGTTAAATTATCTATTGTTACTTTTCCACTACCTTTAGGTAAAATTGATACACCAATATTAGTATCATCACCAGAAGCAGTAAAAGTTGGATTGTTGCCAGTAGCAGCATTTGCTAGTGTAAGTTCATTAACTGCTGAACTTGTTGCTGTTAAATTTAATAATTCATTACCATTGGTATCACTTATTTTTGTGCCAATTTTAGGTGATGTTAAAGTTTTATTTGTTAAAGTTTGTGTACCATCTGTTGATACATTTCCAGATCCATCAACACCGGAGTAACTAAAATGTACTCCAACACCATCTAAATTTGAAAATGATCCTGCACTTACTACATGAGTTACTGGAACTTTAGTATATCCACTTGCATCAGTAACAGCACCATTTACTTTAAATGTTGCATAAGTAGATGGTGTACCTTCTTTAGTTACAGTTATAATCCCTCTTGCTGCTGCGTTAGATACGTCATCCCAAGATTGTACAAATGAAGATATATCTGCACTTGCATCATCTGCATCATCTACATATAAAATTGAAACACTTGATAGTGTACCATTGTTAAAAGCTATTTTACCTGCACCCGGATCAGCATCAGAAGTTGATGAACTCCAAGTCATTGCAAGTTGTGAGTTAGTTCCACTTGCTCCAGTAGCACCTGTTGAACCAGTCGATCCTGTAGACCCTGTTGAACCCGTGTCTCCTTTATTACCTGATCTTGAAAAATGTACTGATAGTTCGTCAGCAGCACTAAATGTATTGTTACTTGCTACATGAGTAACTGCTAATTTTACATAACCAGAAGCATCTGTAGAAGCACCAGTTATATTAAATCTTGCATAAGTTGATCTATCATTAATATCATAGATCATTAAATTTCCTCTAATAGTAGATGTTGAATCATCCCAAGTTAAAATATCTGTAGATACAGTTACACCATTTTGATCAGCATCATCTATATAGATTGCTGTAGCAGATGCGTATGTACCATTATTAAATGCTATTTCTCCAGCACCAGGATCTGCATCACTTGTACCTGTATCAAATTTGTAGTAATATCCTGGTATTGCACCATCTTCTCCAGAAGCTGTAAATGAAATAAATACTCTATCATCATCAGCAAAAGTACCAGCAGTATCAATATAAACTAAAGAAACTTTTGTATAACCACTAGCATCTGTAATTGCACCAGTTACTTTGAATACCATCCAAGTATCTAAAGTATTTGTTTTTGAAATTCTTATTCTTCCTCTGTTAGTATCATTACCACTAACATCATCCCATGATTGTACCCATGCTGAAACATCTGTACCATTGTATTCTAAATCATCAATGTACATTTCAGTAGCACTTGATATTGTTGCATTGTTTAATCTAAATTTTCCTGCTCCTGGGTCTGCATCACTTGTTGTTGTTGAATATTGAAATTCAGCACTATCTCCACCAGCAGGTAAAAAGTTTGCAACTGTTGTTAAATTACCATCACTATCAAATCCTAATGCTTTAGATGCTCTTGTTGCAGCATCATCTGTAAATTCTGAAGAAGTAATTGTATTTGTTCTTGAAACTTTAAACGATCTATCTAACTCCTCTTGCATCTGTTGGGTTGTCATAGTTGCACGATCCAAACCCTCTTCATGTGATTCCGCAGGGAATGGATCATTGG